TTTTAAGTGGATCCTGTAAGCACTAGTACTACTGTACCAAAGGACATTTTTAGGATTGTCAATCCAGATGTAGGTCTTACCCTCGGGTGGTTTATTTGGATTTTTCTAATTTTTATAGATTTTATGTTTTACAATTTTTATTTGGTTTTGTTATTTACTATATGCAAAAATACAATGTCGTTCTATGGAGCTATATAAGATGACTTGGAGACAAAACAGTTAGTCTCTGCCAATGTGATGGTTCCTGAAGAAACAGGGGCAAAAAGTTGATTGGGAGCTGTGGCACGAATAAACCACATACCCTGTTGACTAGTGGAGCCCCCAGTTTGGTATTCTTGTAGGATACTGACTGAAGATGCACCAGTGTTAAAGGAACCAGGACCTGTTGAAGAGTCAAGGATATTAACACTAACCTGGTACACTCCTGGCAAGGGAAACTCAAGACCATTGTTAACACGGACAACATTAAGGTCGCCCGTGATAGTGTAGTTACCAGTCCCATTGGAAAAGATTGCATTTTTGTCAGTGACCCCAGCAATTTGTAGATCCTTAGATGGACAAGTAGCTGGTTGTGGTGTGTTGAGCTCAATAGTATAGTTTACGAAAATCTCGCCTACAATTGAAGTGGATGCTGTATTACTAACTCCCACAAGTAACTTACCGGCATCGTAGGTCTTTTTATCAGAAGAGCTAACTGTTCCAACCCTGGTAAATTTCTCAGGAATATTCTTCACCGGGAGATTGAGAGAGGACCAGACAGCACCTTCGGAAGCACCTGCGTACTGAAAAAGTTCAACTTTAGAAGTAGGGTTATCATCCAAAACATCATAATCAAAGGCCATAGTGACACGACCTCTTTCACTAGTAGCGGCGATATTGACATATTCATAAGACATTCGGGTGACCTTATACTTTTCGAAAGATGGAGCAATCGAAGAAAGCCAAGGGAATGCTGTTGATAAGCCAGGATTTATCTCATACGACGAAACTGCGAATGTAGTACTACCGGCTATTTCACCAAGGTACTCCCTGTGTTGAATAGTGAGTCCCCCGTTTACATTGGCTGAAGCTCGCATCTGAGCTCGGGCACCTCTTATACGGCGGTTAATAGCAACGGGTGCTGCCTGTGGCGCTCCCATTGAATTGTTGCCGCTGTACATTGAACGTACCGAGTTCATAATTGATTTGCGAGCCCCCTTAGTTTTACTAAGAAACCAACGCGTATTAGAAATGGCATTGGCAGCTTGTTGGAGAGTTGTAGCACCAGCAACAACTCCCCTGACTGCGAGAGGAAGAAAACTAGCTTGAGCTTGATAAGGGACAATAGCTGTAGACATGATATAGTTATGTAAAAATGTAGTAGGAAATGTAACAAATAAGAATGTTTGACGTCACAAATATGAATGTTTTTACTCACCCGCGATGACTAATACGCTAGCCATCTACTCTGATTAGGTCAGACATAAAATCACCGCTACTGAAATTAGGATCAGATAGACTTATGTTGTTTATGCCCTGAAGGAATGACTCACAACTAGTGCCGTACCGCTCTTCAAAAAAAGCTATGGTTTCCGAAGTGATTTTGTGAACATGGGTACAATGGGTAGTATATGGGTTCACCAGGTATGTATCGACTCCCTTCAAGTCATACTTTTCTGTGTACTCCTTTACTCCAGGGACGAAGTGTCCATCCTGCCATATACCCTTCATGTAGCCTCTATATTGTTCCTTAGTCAACTTACGAATCCCGAATCCAAGCTTTGGCAACATTCTACCAGGCTTTGGACCCAATACTAAACCACTTGATGTGGGCCAGAACAACTTTGAACAAAAATCAATATCGCATACCTTACTAGCAATTTTGCATTTCGACTTAAATCCATACTTCAAGTATGCTTTGATTATATTGTTCTCCGCTAACTGTTCTCTCCTAACCAGTTCCTTCAGCACCTCCATGGACACAATACCATTAATGATACTGTTACCACAAGATGTGTTGGGATCTCCCGATTTTCTTCCGCCTTTCCTAGAATATTGAATTCCATGTCGTGTATACCCAAGAGTGTGCATCTGAGCTTCCAATACTTTCATTGGCTGCCCTTTGATACCACACTTGCGGTAAGTTTGCAACTCGAATTCAATTGCTTCTGGACCTATTGTTGTGTCAAAGCGTGAAAAATCATTGGTAATGAATTTGTTCTGTCCCTTCACCCGGACAATAGCCACCATGTCATCACCTAACACGGCAACCCAAATACCATCAGGGAATCCGTTATCCAAAACTTTTTCCATCCAGGATCCAATTTCCTCGTTACTATACCCACTGGCATACAAAATACAGTGTTTCTCTTTCACGGGTAATTCTAAATTCCATTGTTTGGTTAAAAATTTTGAAAACCTTTTCATTTCGGGCCCAAGAGCAACATTAGCCCTATGACTAACGGCTTGGATAAGCCGAAAATCAAATGGTTCAATGCCTTCTAACATCATCTTCATATACTTTTCAACTTTCAGGAATGACTTGCGGGTTAAGTCTTCTCTACTAATTGGATTTTCTTTGAGATCTGCTAGGGCCTTGATATGTTGGTCTCTTCGTGCCTTAGGAAAAGTACGGTTCCAACACTTAAATGAGACTTTCTCTGTCAAACGATACTTGTCAACATCCAAATATTCCTCGATCCGAATCCCATCGAAAATGCCCTTTTCAACAGCGGGGGTTTTATTCAGGCAACGATTTCTAACTGCTGTTTCTTCATTTTGGACATTCAATGTGGGAACTATAGGCATGTACTCACTGAAAACTGGACCTTGTACGTGAAGCTTAGCATCTCTACTAACAACCTCATCGTAATCTGGAACAGAGATCTTAGCATCTTCACACATTTCCTGGTGAAAATTTTCTACTGTAGTACTAGGTAATGGAGACGAGGTGGCAGTAGAAACTACCACTGTACTTTCACGATCCTCTATATAAGATCGCGTGGCAAAAGAAGATTTTGCCGGCGACTTAAACCATTCCTCACTATATGACTCATCAGGTTTAGAAAAACACCAACGGAAAAGACCACAAAACCAAGGTGTTGTGTCGTTAAAATCCCGTAGTGCCTCATGATGTTTCATTAGGTGTTTGTGTTTGGTTAGAGTCTTGTAAGAGTACATTTCAACCTCCATGTCTTCGAGAAAGGCCATCTCGGCGACTTTTATTATAATAATGGACAGCGAAGTGCCTAATTGCTCCGCATACCATTCCTTAGCCTTCTTGCGTATCTTATCGACTAAGGTTGCAAAATGATCAGAGTTCCGTGTTTTGCAAGCAACTTGCGTTCTAGCATATGTAATCAGCCTAACTGGTATTACCACTGAGCTCCGGTCCTTTGCGACACTCCACAAAATAGGGCCATAACCTCTAATTTTAAGTGCTTCAACGCCAGCTCTCTTGTAGGAACGGTTTGGGAGGTTGGATATTTCAACTTCTCCACGTGGTAAGTGGAAATAATCTACTAAGTTTTCAACCACCGTTTTCCGCCTATAAAGCTGAGATTTAATGAACGTAAAAATATATGAGTCACCGTATCTCTTGCTTGTCCAGGACATACTCCTACCATCAGGTGCAGAATAATGGTTTCCATTTAACCATAGTAATGCACTATGTCGATAGGGTGTGTGATTGCCCCGGACTGTCATAGAGACAGTTTTGTCACTCATTAGAGTATATCGCGACTCGCCCTCATGGAACTGACCTACCAAATCGTCAAACTTGTGAACCACAGCTGTAAGTGTGATATCACCTTCATAACGATAAAGCATTCTTACCACGTCCATCTTCGAAAGATAATACAAAGAATGTATAGACATGAGATGGTCGTACTGCACACATGTACAAGTTTGAGCTGTGTGCTGGCACCATCTCTCTAAACGTCTATATCTTCTCACTCTGTGTTCATCTTCAGGAGACAATATTGGACAAGTTGACCATACTTGTGGACGGCCTTTGTGCCTTGCTGGGTTTCCACCAACATCAAGAATGCGAACATTCTCTCCATAGTAACGTACTAATTGGCGGTAAACGAGCCTTTCAGTTACTATTCTTTCAACAGCACTCAACGGGTGATCGTGAGGACTAGTTGAGTTGTACTCAGAAAAAGATATTCCTGGGTACTTTTTCGCTAATACATCCGTTAACTCGGGTGTAAGAGGAAAATTTACTTTTATGTCGTTTGTTGTCTTACTCGCCA